TTGCTCATCATCCCATTCTGGATGTCCGATATATGATTCGATCGCCATTTCTTCGGCGATGACATCCTTTAAAATTTCGTTTAGTTCTGATGGTTTCATACGTATTGCCTTAATTTAGAAATGGTATCGTGGGCGGTCTTGTGCAAAATGCCAATTCCACCTTTTTTTAACCATTCTTGGATAACTACTTCGGTATCATCTATAATTATGTCCCCGGGCTTCGAATAGTGTCGTTTTTTATGCTTATTGGCAACCATGATGATATCTGAATCTTGAAGGTTTGGTACGTTTTTACGAAGCCAATCACGTTTTCCCGTAGTTGTTTGTTTATCTACAGCATCCGATTTACCCAAAGCAGTAAGAATCTTGACTTGTAGGAAGTTCTGTGATACAAATGCCCATAGTTCTTTACCACCGGGCATCCAAGGGAGTTCAGAGAAAAACTTGGCTTTGCCGTGGGCTTCAATTTTAGCCCACATTTCATCCTGTTGGATTTGGTCTGGGTTGAGTTGAGTGATTGATTCGAAACCGGAATCGAAGTCAGCAATGACTCCATCCATATCACAGTACACTATTCTGTTATGTTCTTGTGGTTCTTCCATAGGTATAAATATAAGGACGGAAATTAAAAGAAGTTGACATCCCTTTTATTATCGGTATGATCGTACGTACTCCTACTAGCTTATTCTTTAAAGCACAAAGTAAATTGCTATAAGACAAGTGAGAACGAAGTAAGTAAATTGAACTGGAACTGGATCAGTGTACAATTCTTATTTTCTGGTGATGAAAAATTCTATTTGTGATCTCTTCTACGTAATCAGGGTACTCGGAAGAGTCCAATTCCGTCCAGCCCATATGCCGACTTCCGGTTTGCCCGTAGTCTGGGCCGGCTTCTACATGTTCCAAATTGTTATCATTATATTCAACAAATTCTGGAACATAATCTGAATTTTTAGTATTCATAATCCACAAGAATAAATATCTTTCGAGTGGATGATAGGTAAGAATTAAAGTTTCAGATGCAAACTTTTTTTTGATGTTTACGTTTTACCAAGTTCTGAATATGTGATGTGGTTCGGTGAAATTATTTTTCTGGTTCGTAGCCAATTGTTCACCGAATCTTTTTCTGCGTCATCTGGAACATCACTCCACAACACTCTATTTTTTCTGGAATCGTATCGCCAGCCGTTCCCATGATATGTACGATCTCCGTGAATAGCTCCGTAACAACTATACACTGCTTCGCCTGATATAGCACCATTATTAACAGAACCAATAAAATCAGATCCTTCAACCACTCTGAAATTGTACATGTTTTTATGAGTTGGATTTTTAATGCCACGTTTGTTTAAAAAATCATCCACCTTCTGTTTGTCTCCTTCTTCTGGTGCTTGATTCCAGATGACAACATTTTTACTAGAAATATATCGCCAATTAGTTTGATTGACCCCCGATATCATTTCATGATCCTGATGAATTGCGCTCCGAGCGTTAACAACTGGTACACCAGAAACAGCGCCATTATACGTAGTCCCGATGTAATCTTTCTTGTCTGCCAAAACTTCCAATATCAGTTGTTTCAGATTAATCATACCACACGTACCATTTGTTTTGACGTTATCTGTTCAACTGGATCCATGATCACAATTGATATGTTTGTACCATGATGTAATCCATCAGTATATTCGATTCGGTTTGAATAGGCGTATGAGTTGTATTTGGCTTGTGATCGCTCTACTTGTGGATCTTCATCAAACAAGAAATTAGGCATCCTTTTGATGTCCACGATCATTTCATAAATGTAAAACTTCTTATCTTTATACGCCGATAACATATTCCTTGCTAATGAAAATGCCTGTTGATATGACCCGACGTGAAGCGGTTTGTTTTCTGGTTCAAAGTTTTGGTTCTCTGATGCGTGATAACAGACAATTGATTTAGCATGTCTCAATTGTTGAAACGTAGTTAACGGGTTCAATTTCATATTTTCACAGATAAGGTTGGTCAAACTTATCATATATCTTCTACTTTTACAACTCGATTCCAAGGAATGGTTTTGTAGCTGACCACTTCAAATTTTTCATATGCCGGTTGGATATCTAACCCTTTAGCATTAATAGTCAATACAACCATCGGCGTCGTTTCACCAAGTTTATCTCCCAACCACCCCATTACAGCATCTTCCATTGTCTCCCGTTTGTCAAACATAAATACGAATGGTGGCTCGACGTGCGGCGGCTCGCATTGGTGAGGTATGATCCCATGTTTTATCATTGTTCTCAGATTTCGTTTAGGAGTTACGTGATACACGTAATCCGACGACTGTTCTGTGATTAATGACTTCAATTTGATCATATCAATATTTAGTCCAATCTTTAATTACATCTTCCAAACCTGATTTTTCACTATCGCCTCCGACAAACTTCCACGGAGCGCTGTCATTATCTGGGTCATAATACAAATATGTTCTTTTATTTTTATGATTAATAGACCAACCATCAATCTGATATGGTTCATCGTCCTTGAAATATACGTTCTTTACTTTCATCAATTTAACCCATTCATGGGGATTTTCTTTTTGTTGTAATAAATTAGCAACTATTTTATGATAAATTTCTATAACATCATCAGGAGCGTCAGCTGGACTTTTCCAAGAAGCCCACGATTCTAAAACCAGTTTCTTTAATTTGATCATATCAATAAATAGTCATGAAGTCAAACAAAAAGACCCTAACTTTTACATTAGGGTCTTCTCGTTGTGTTCTGATTTCTTATGCGTTAGGGAAACTGGCTCCCGTTGGTAGGATGTTGAAGTCCAAGACAATGAATTCTGCGGTCTTGGTTGGCTTCAAGTAAATCTGACCATAAAGGATGTTTCGATCTACGATGTCTGGCGTGTTATTGCTTTCATCCATCTTGACGAAGAAGGCGTATAGTCCAGCTCTCTGTTGGACGCCTTCCAAGTATGGATTGACGATGCTCAAGAATTTGTTTCTCGTAGCGGCTACGTTCTGTTCAAATACCAAGTACTTCGAGGTTGATGCGAAGTATTTCTTGATGTTAATCAACAGACGACGGACATTAACACGGTCAAGTGCGGATGACTTGTTTTGAAGAGTCTTCTGACCCCATACCACGATTCCGGATCCCGGAAACGCTGCGATTGGGTTGACCTTACCTTCATACAAGGTATCACGTTCGGCGTGAGTGGTTCTGTCCGTCACGCCCGTTGCGATTGGGATACCACCACGGTTCAAACCGGCTGGTGCGAACCATTCGGCTGCTACTCGGTCATTCGCTGCGTAAACCGATGGAATGACAACCGACGCTGGTACGGTAACAATTTTGTTATTATTCGTATCAAGGATCTTAATCCAAGGATAGTAAGTGGCTGCGTAGTTGGTGTCGTATTCACCGGCGTAAGTAACGACTTGATCAACTTGACCCGAAGTTGGGTTTCCATCATCGGAATACATATCCAAGATGTAGAAACAGTCACCACGAGCTTCACACATATCAACAACCAAGTTGGTGACATATGGGTGATGTTGGTGAAGGATACCCGGAACCACAATCAAGTTAACATCGAACTCATCAGCATTGCCGATGGCGGTGATACATTGGTTGTAGGCGATTGAACCAGCGGATGAAACCGTTGTACAATCCAAACCTTGGGTGTTACCCGGTACGATGTTGCCACCGACATTGATTGGGATGGCTGGTGATTGACCATCGAATCCCGTCTGGAATCCGAAGATAAACTTACGCATCTTGACATAAGTGCTTTCATTAACCGCGTCGTAGATAGCTGGGACGATGTTATCAACGTTACCAGTACTACCACTTAGAGCGGCGGAAGTTCCAACTCCAACACCATACAAACGATAGTCGTCATCCAAAGCGAAGACTTGATTTCTTCCGATGCTTGGGTTGGCTCCAAATACTGGAAGTGGAGCGAAGTATTGTTTGTTGTCATCGGCCGCACCATTACCAGTTGATGTTAATGGATACAAACTGAGCAATTCAGAATCAGCACCTACTGGAGCGTCTTCAAATGTAATACCGGATGGATACTTACCCGGATTCAATCCATAGACTGAAGCCTTGGAGTATTTCATCGTTGGTGTCCAATATCCAATCGCACTATTGATTGGAGTGACATACGCTTCAAATCCGTAAGGAATGGCGGCGACTGGATAATTTCCATCCGCCATTTCGATACGAATGTGACGGCTGTTGTTGGTGAATTCACCGAATTCGATCAATTTTCCAACGAAGTTGAAATAGTTGTACTTATCACCGATTCTACGAGCTACGAAGTTCGAGGAATCTGGGTCAAGGTTACAATTTGGGAAGGATTCCAAAATTGATGGACGCTTGTCGGTATCACTATAAGAACGAAGTGTGACCGTGAAGGTACCCCAATCACTACCAGCTACCGTTCCCGCCAACTTAACATTGGAGATTTCAACTTTGTAGTTGGTGTTGGTGTTGGTACCATCCGCCAAAGTCTGAATACGGAACAAACGATAACGGGTTGCGGCTGAACCACTCTGCCAAGGGGCAATTTTCTGTGACAATACCCAAGGAGTGATGGCGTTGGTAATGGCATAACCACTATCACCGTTCAACAAATCTCTTGAATAAGCGTCCGTGAAGTTCAACACGTCACCAGTAATAGAACCACTTGGTAGGACTTTACCTTGAATCATCCAATTGGTTTTATTGGCTACCACTTCTGCGATAGCGTTTTCAAACTTCTTGTAAAGGTAAGCGGCTTCGATCTTCTGACCGGATACTTGTAGGGATGGATCACCAGCGGTTGGGTCATTACCGAATACGCTAGTGATATACTTGGTGCTAGCGGCGTCCAATGAGAACTGGTAAGAACCGTATGGAGTTGTGCTATCAGTATTTTTCAGATTCAAGTTGAATTCAACTGGAACGTCTGAAGTACCAGCGATGGTGCTTGCGGTTGCCATGGTCGAACCATTGAATCCCGGAGCTACCAAATCACTAATACCAGCATACTGTGTATCAGCCAATACTGCCAACACACGGGTATCAGGAGTACCACTGGATGACCAAGCGTTAGTGCAAGGGTCAAACTCAGTTGAACCACTTGCGGTAAACGTACCGTCGTAAGTTCCGAATGAACCGGATAATACACCGATGACATTCAAGGTTGGAGTCGCACAGGCGGCTAGGTCAGCGTAAATGGATGCCGAAATGAGTGACAAAGTTGTATCACCACCAACACCAGTCGTAAACGTTGCGTTGGATGGGTTTGTGAATGACGCACTGAAACGACCCAAGGCGATTGATGCTGATAGGGTAGTTCCAAACAAATTGGTGTAATACTGAGAGCCACTAGCTACGCTCGCTGATCTTGTTTGGGTTGGAGTAACCAACGTCGCCGCCGTTCCGATTGAAATCGTCTGACCCGCATATACCTGACTACCACTTAGGGAAGTATTGCTTAGGTTTGAATCGGATGCGGCTTGTGGGTTAAACGTAATCGTGAAATCAACATTTGTGAAAGTAAGGAAACTGGACGTTACATTGGAAGATGTATTGTAAGTTACCGTTTCGGTGATGCTCTGGCTATAATTACCGAAAATAGAACCAGAAGGATATGCAAATGAGCTACTACGGTTCAAAGCACCAGCGTCATCGCTACGATTCCAAATACCACTGGTCGCCCAAATGACGAATGGGTATTGCTGTTCATATCCCGTCAATCCACCAACACGGCAAACGGTTACGAGTCCTCTTTCTTTTAGGTATTCACCTGCGGTGTAGGGGCCGTAATAAACTCCGTCCGGCGCACCGAACTGAGCTTGTAGCTCGTTTAGGTTTGTGAATAGGGTTGGCGAGAAGGCTGGGCCTTTGGCGAATGGTGCAACTACCACACCGCCAATATCAGCAACGCCTGCCGCTACACCAGACTGATCGTTCTCTCTGGTAAATACTCCGGGAGATACAATGTTGTTGTCTGGGCTAAATCTTCCACCTTCTTGAATTGGCATATCTTTTTTCCTTCTATGGTTTTGGTTTTTTAATCAACCTAAATATAAATATGGTCAAAAAATTGGAAATATAGTTTTTTAAACAATTTAGTTTCGTCTAAGTTAGGAAGATTTGGTGTTTGACGTTTCTCGTATAAAATATCCCTCTTTAACATCCAATGACCCTTCACCATAGGTCTTTAGAATTGATTCTATTACCTCGTTTTCTTGTTTTTGAAAGGAAATCCACTCGGATTGTAGTTGGTTTTCTTTTTCGGCAACCGCTTTAATTGCTGCTTCAATTGCCATTTT